GGGGGGGCGTCGGTGGAGTGACAGGGTCGCTAGCACCGAATAGATTAACCAGATGTGGGACGTAAATCAAGTCATATTCGAAATGAAGGGTTTTTAGAAGTGGGTCGTTGGAGATCCTTTTCCGGGACCGTTGGCCGTGGTAGCGAGTTAAACACGTGTCACAGTAAGCCTGTGGACGGGTTGTGAATGCTTCGCAATATCGGTGACGGCATCTGCGTGTTGTTGTTCGTTCGACGTTGAATGATTCAACGGAAACGTTGGAATACTTGTTGTTGTTCAGTATCCACACGCTTTGCTCGGGTCCTTTTTCGTGGCGTAGGTAAACGAGGATCGAAGAGAGACGTTGACGTTCAATAAGAACGAGGTCAAACTTCCAGTCGTTGCGGGTGAGTTGATGGGGCTTGTAATCAAGCGCTTTCGCAAGTTCACCTTCGTCACTACGAATCTTTTTCCCTTCTTCATCTCGGACATATGACGTGTGAAGGTCGGTAAATTGTACCGTTGGTCGGTGGTATACAGGAATGGGAATAGTGTAATTGCAAAAATGATGGTCGGTGCAATCACATCTGGTCCGTGGGATCGAATAAGGCGATTCCTGTAGACATTGGACGGACAACGATAAAATGTTGGTACAAAACCATGATGCCGCGTTGTTGATAAGTCGGGCAAATAGGTTAGGGGGTTTCGCATTAAGCGTCGACGGTACCATGGGAATGGAAGAGCGTCGAGGCCGGTAAGTTTTTACTTTTATAAAACTCAGGGTGGAACCAGACAATTTCTTCAAGGCTAGGTTGCTTCTCACGTAATGGACGAAGGTTCCTTCCGTGGCGGTTCTTTCATAATGACTAAACTTGTTGGTCTTGACTCGGAAATTTTCGACGACTGCATATGGGTTGAAGAGTCGTTTGTGCTTGTTGAAAATTAGCGAATAAGAGTGTTCACGCATTTCGGTCATTGTGAAGTCGCCGCGAGAGAAACGGTCCAAACGGGCTTGTCGTGCGAGCTTGACGTTCGCACAATGCTTGAGAGCTCTGGAAGTGCTTTTCCAGGCGTAAGCTAGCCTGACGAATTTGTCGAGTGGCCCTGGGTTTTCTTCCACGTCTCCAGAAAGGAGAAGTAGGCGGTGAGCATCATATAGCTCAGGATCGGGGAGGTTTGGCGTCGGAGGGTGGTCGTGTTGGAAACGCGGTTCGAGATAATATTTGTCGAAAGCGTTCCATCTATTGGATGGGTGTCTGGTACGCATTGTGTGTTCGTGGGCTAATTGCTCAGTCAGATACTTGTTACGACTGGCATAGTCCTTGAAAAAGAACACATCATTGAGTTGACGGGAATCGTGCAAAATCGCTTCGCGATTTGGTAGATTCTCTCGCGTACCGGTTGGCCGGTCCAGTAGATACGAACCAGCGTAGAGCCGATCCTTGGGGGTTGTGTCGCGATTCCAAGTGAGTAGTACTCGAGAATCGTTCTCCGGAACGACGGAGCGGACTAGGGAATTAACCTCGTCCCAGTTGTTGTTTTCCTTGGCTTGCTTGGTAAGCTGGTTGAGATGGGCGCGGACGCCAGCTTTGTCAATCAAACGATCGTGGTCAATGAAATGATGCGGATCTGTTCGACTGAGTGAGGTTTTACCCTCACCAGAAGGAATACCGATGGCAATGGGGAAGCCACCTTGATGACTGGTATGGACGAAGGTTTCGTAGTCGACGAAACGTCGGGCGGAAGGGTCTTCTTTTCCTTTTGGGGTGTAATAATCTTTGACTAGCGAAGATTGGGACATTTTAGAAAAGACCTGGGGAGCGGTCGCTTCTGGATGTTTCGCTAGCAAATGTGTCATATAGCCATGGATCGTGTTGTACAGATCTGGCCGACCACCGGTGAGGAAAAGATAGCCTAGAGAACGGTTGAAACTCTCTTGGGGGGAATGTATGCCGACATGAGGCACTAACCACTTGTTTAACACACGGTCGTGGTTAAACACTGGGATAACTGCGTTCTTGTCGGAAGAACCTTTCCGGTTCTCGAACCCTCTGCGCAGGAAGATTTCTTCTTTAGTATCGAGGGGGTGTTGACCCCAGACATCAACGGTTGTTTTAAGTCCGAGGTCTTTCTCGACAGTTTTGAAGATTGTACTCTTGCTCGCGAGGTATCGAGCCGTCTGGGGGGTGTCGCGGGGTAAGGAACGTAATGCATCATCACCGTATTGTGAGTCGATTCTCTGCATGGTGTCAAAACCATGTTTGATATCGAGATAGTTATGTATAATGCGGTGATTTAGCGTGTTGCCTTCTGCACCTAGGTATAAACCGGTTGGGTGGCCAGATTCGAGCAGAAAGACTTCTCCGGTTGGAGAGACTACGTAAAACTTCGACGTTTGGTCTGAAATGCGAGCTATCGCATGCAGAGACTCTTTGTCGAGGTTTTGACGTTGCCCAATGCCTAAAAGCACTTCTTTGCGTGCTTGCATGATCGCTTTGGGCATTGCGCGGTCTTGGAAGGAGAAGTCGATTGCGTTGGCGACCCAGCCTTGGTTGAACCTATGGTGGTCGTAGAGGCGGGGAAACTCCTGATTTTTGATCCCTATTTTGGAGGGAGTACTCCAACGGGAATGTTTGAGGGACGCAATGAAGGGTTGGAAGGATCGACGTTCCGAGAGTTCGGATTCAAGGGACGTACCCAGGATAGCGCGAGGTAGAAGACGAGCTTTATCCTTTTTCAGAGCTTCGGTTTTCCAGAACAACTTATAGGTTGCTGGCTTGCCGGAACTATGCCATTTATCGGCAAATGCTCTAAAAGATGGATTGTTTGCAAGCTCGAATTTGTCGCGGAATCCGGGACCTGAGAATCCGGTGTCGTGACGACGGTTTTTCAGAAATTGGCGAGACGAGATAATTCTATTGTAAGACATGGGCCGAATGGCGACGTCTTTGAATTC